AATATCCAACTTCAACTCTTCCATTTCCATAAAAAGATACAAAACCAACTAATACCAAGCAACCCATAAAAGAAGGGGGGGACTATAGGGGGGGATGATTTCCCTATATGCCATAAGCACTAAAGGATACCTTCAACTTACCGAGTACCTACCCCACAACACAAAAACCCCACCCCCCAAAATGAACCAAAGCTAAAACCACCACCCACGCCACACATCACCACCCCTTTTATGGAAAAAGTTCCTGCCAGAAAATGCGCGGGGGGATATGGTACCTGTGAGGCAAGCGAGCGCGTCGAACGGGTACCCCCCCTGCCCGCCGGTCCGAGAAAAAGTACCCGGTCCACAGTAATGCCGGTATCCGCCGCTCTCGCCGGGCCTACCCCTAAAACCTGGCACAAACCACATCGCGGGCTAGTGGTGCCGTCAGAACCGCTCTCAGGGGCATCTGTGGCCATACATGATACGGGACACGCCTGGGATACGAGCACGAGCATAAGCTGAAACGTAATCCAGCTTTAGCCTAAGCTACAGGATAACGCTGTAATTGCGCATAAAAGACATTATGTAACGCCACACAAAGCTAAATCCGCCCGAACCGTCCAGCCTGACACAGTATGACAGCCCGGGATCAGCCAGTCTTAGCTTGCGCCGGGCCGGAAACAGCTTCAGATCTCATGTATCACTTTAGATTCAGCTTTGAAGCGCGGCCCAGCGAGGCACATTCACAACATTACTTAACACCATTAACTATTAACGTATTAATTATTGCTACTATGAATAGTTTAGACGTTCACAGTTCAGTGATGAGCATTATTTACATGTTAATCATTGCTAGTGGCAGGCATAGTGGTATGCTCTCGCAATTGCGTGGCAAGAATTTGGCGACGGCCACATATAATGTTGTGGATCAGCTTTGCGCCATAAAGTTTTGCAGATTTTCCTTGACGTTTTGATTTGCATATATTAGATTGTATGCAGGTTCAAAAAAGGAGCGGACAATGCAGTATCCTGAGACAGTGACGCGCGCATCTGCCTACGCGGCTCAGTGCCGCGAGGTAGAGGCGATATTTGGCCCGCCGGCGGACACGGTCGATGTTCATCGATGGACATTGGAGTGCCAGGAGTGCGGGCAGGCGATTGCGACGAGGTGGTACTGGGGCAGCTATGAGTTCGCCCTCGCTCAGTATCATTCTGTGATTTCTCGGAGCGAGACCGTCTGGGACCGCGCGGCACACTGCGCCGAGTGTGCAGAAGATGATAGCTCGTCCTAATGGATAGGCGCGAGGTAACTGATGCAACATCTCATTAACCGTAGCCGGCTCCGTGAGCTGGTGCGTGAGGCAGGATTCCGTCAGTGCTCTCCCGCCGCACTGGAGGAGCTGTGTACGATAGTCGAGCGGAGGCTGGTGCGCAACCTCGCGCGGTGTCGCCGGCTGGCTCCCGGCTGCACGCGTCTAGGGCCGTCAGAGGCGCAGTTTGTTGCGCACGGCGGTTCGACCGTGCGATAGAATTACAAATGAAGGAGAGAATCATGAACCGGTACGAAATCGTCATTAACAATGACTACGGGAGCTTCGCCCTCGACGGGTACGCAGCGTTAGTGCAGGGGGCACTCCACGATGTTGTATCCGATTACGACGGGCTGGGGAACACGATTGGATTCATCGATTTCGATTCTGACGGCCAGGCTATCCAGATATTGGAGGAGGCTCTCGAGGATGACAATCGTGTCATCCAATATGCTGACCGGGGGAGGGTAGGGGCAACCGACCGAAATTCAGATAACAGTTGAAGGAGAGAATGATGAATCCGGAATTTGGATCGATTTCAGAAGGCACTCTGCGGGAATCGGACCTTGTTTTAACATTTGCCGACTACCTGGCGGATTTTCTGAACGATGATGACTGGCGTGCATGGAAGAATGCGCATATGGCCGACGTGCCCGCGCAGGTCTGGAACGACAGCTCTCATGAGTACTGGAGTTCTGAGGATGCCGGATGGTTGCTGGAAGAGCTATATGATGCGCTCGATGAGTGTTGCGCCGATATACCGTATATGCATTTCGGTGCGGACGATGGAGACCCGGCTTGTTTCGGTTTCTGGTTCTCGTCTCAGAGCTTTGAGGAGGATTGTCAATGTGGCATTACCCTCAAGGCTGCTGACCTTTCGCCAAAAGCGATTCTGACGGCGCTTGCTGAGCACAAACATGCAACGGCTGAGGATGTACAGTATTTGGCCATCTTAACCGATCACGGGAACCTCACACTGTACGATCTCGACGGTGAGGAGATCTATGGGTGCTGCTGATCACTCGAAGCTTGTCGCCACCAATGGGAAAGAAGTAGATCATGAGTTTGAACAGGAGAAAGGATCATGAAGTATTTTGAGATGAAGCAACAACACCAGCACGAAGTCAACTCGTTCCCCATGATGTTTGCATTTAGCCGTGATCAATTTAATGAAGGGATGAAACGCCTTGGAGTAACTGATGCCAAGAAAGAACTCTTCAGCATCGGTGCTGGCGGGTTTATTCGTAAAACAGATAGCGCCGCACTTGAAGAACTTTCTACACGGCATACAGAAGAGATGGAAAGCGCTATGGCCGACAAGCAGTTTATGGTTGATGCTATTGAATACGAACTCGGCAATCATGAGTATTGTATCACATACGATCCGACACAGACGGTCGAACTTCTCAACCTTGACCTTGAGAACCCTGTACATGTCGAGTGTTTCAATACTGCACGGCGTCAGTATTTAGCATGCGCCAACGCATAGGGGCGGATTATGACCGAGTGGCGGTGTATAACAAAAATTTGCAGCTGACGTAAACCGCGCCGTCTGGTTGTGGTGGTCGCGTCAGGGCTTTCCTGGCGCGGTTTACGTCAACTGAAATTCAGCGTTAGCCATCAATTAGAAACGGGAGGAGAATCCATGTATGATGACAGCATAAAGCTGATAGAGATGCCGGAGCACGCTTCCATATCGGTTTGCGTATATAACGAGAATGATGGCCTCTTCCAGCTTGGCGAGAGAATCAACGAGCGGTTCGAAGACGCCTACATGAATGGGTACAACTGGGATGCACTCATCAGTTTCTACTTCAAGAAAGTAGACCCGGACCTCATGCAGGGCGTCAAGACTGATCCGGAAGCAGGCATGTTCTCCGCGTACATGCCACACAGTTCCGAAAATCTAGACAGGATGAAGCGGTTCGAGTCACATGTGCGGCAGCTCGTGTCAGACGAAGCCGCGCTGATGAAGCTCATTGAAGACAACGTTGAGGAAATTGAATGGGATTGAGTGTGGCTAACAAGACGCTTGGACACGTACTTTGAAAAGCCGCGCTTCGCACGTCATCAGTCAGAAATCGCAGACGAGGCTGTCTATAACGGAACGGGAACCCCGTTTGCATGTTAGAAAGGCGGACTGATGCAACTCCAATTCTTTCTCAATCTTCAACTCGAAAAGCGAGCACAAGGGATTGAGATTATCAGCAAGGTTAGGGCTCAAGCGGCCTTTATCCGGGCGCTAAGGCGACTTCCGCTCGGGAGCGAGTCAGAAGCCGAGGTTGAGATTACGGACGACCGGGGCCGCCCTGTGGGCGTACTGCGGCTGGTCAGGGATGGACAACCGATTGATTGATAGGAGAGACTATCGATGAATTCCGCAGGCGCGAGGAGCGCTTGCGTCAGCTCGACGACGAGAGCTGAGTGCGATCTCTGAGTGCAGAGGACGCCGATTGAAACACTGAAAAGGAGTGAATCATGAACCGGTACGAAGAACGGCAGGAACGACGCCGAGGCCGACTCGAAGAGCGAGCCGACCGCGCCGAAGCGGCCAGCTCGGCACACTTCGCGCGCGGGCAAGACATGGCGCAGATGATGAATGGTCAACCGGTCTTGATCGGGCACCATTCTGAAAAGCGACACCGTCGCGACATTGAGCGGATGGACTCCTCTTTTAGAAGGGGGTGCGAGGAACACGAGAACGCAGAGGAGTTCCGGCGTCGGGCTGATGCGGTCGGGCACGGCGGGATTTCCTCGGATGACGAAGACGCAATCACCAAGCTAACAGCCAAGCTTAAAAAGTTGGAAGAACAGCGCGACCTGATGAAACGCCTGAATGCTGCGTGGCGCAAGGCCGGAAAGCCCAGTGCAGACGATAAAGAGGGCTGGGCAAAGGTCGAAGCACAGGGATTCAGCTCGGCCTTTGTTATGCACAGACGGCAGGACATGGCCCGCGATTTCATGGTCCGCGCCCCCTACACGTACAACCTGACCAATCTCGGGGGCAATATCCGGCGAATCAAGGAGCGGATCAAGCAGCTTGAGCAGGAAGCCGAGGCTCTGGATTGGCCGGGGATCAAAGGCGAAGGCTACGAATTTGAAGCGTACACGACGGAAAACCGAGTGCTCTGCTACTTCGACAGCAAGCCCCCGAGAGAGGTTTGCCGGATCATGCGTTCGCACGGCTGGCGCTGGAACCGCACACTCGGTGCCTGGAGCCGGATGCTCAATGCAGCGGGCAGGCGGTCTGCTAAGATCCTGCATGCCGGCTATTCAGCAGAACCCGGCGAGGGACCATTGCCGAAAGCCATGAAGGAAGGTGTTGCATGAGGCCGGAAAACAAGCGCATGCAGGAATTTCTTGCGCAACGCGGCTATCCCGGAATCCGGGTAAAGCGAATCCGCACAGGAACTCTCGGCAACTGCTGGCGACTGGCGGTTACTTGGCTTGCACAACTATTCGGCGCAAGCTGTTATAGCTTTGGACCAATATCCTGGGAGGACGAGATGGACAAGCCCCCCGACCGTCCGGTCTTGATGGACAGGACAGATCCGCTCGTTGTGTTTCGTGAACACATCGAACCACACTTGCAAGCGATTGAAGACCGGCTCAAGCGACTGCACGGACTGACGGGATCCATTCGCTTGCACGTCGACCTAGACGAGACGAATTGGGACAAGCTGGATTATCCGCACTCAGGCGGACTGTCGCACCTGAAGCCCGGGGCTTACTACTGGCTGATTCGCAAAGATGGGGACTATGACCCCGTGCCAGTTCAAGCAACGGACGTGAACGAGTTGGAAGACAATGTGGACTGCCGCGCCGTCGATGATGGCGTCGCCGTACTCTACGGCCCTATCCCGCTGCCGATGTGATAGCAAAACAGGGCCACAAATAGGGGCATTCTTGCGTTGCTTTTCTTTATGGAATATCGTATCTTCTGCGCAAGAGAATGAACCGCCTGAGACCACGAAAAAGGGCGTTTTGCAATGCGGAATCAGCGGTGTTCAACTGACTGAAACCCCTTGTTTTGTAAACCCCTGCTTATGGGCTTTTCATGGCAGGTACAGTTGGCGGAACAGGCGGGCAACCAGCCGAAGGACGTGTGAATTCAACAGTTGCAGCCCGTTTGAAGCGCAGTAGATCGGTCGATTCAATAAATGATGCGAGGTGGATCGTGCATATGATCGGCATTGACCCGGGCAAGAAGGGTGCAATCGCCTGCCTCGACCACGGAGGCGGCCTCTGCTGGGTCAAGGACACACCGCTGATAGGTGCCAAACGCCCTGAATACGACGGGGCGCTCATGCGAGAGATCCTGCTTTCCCCCGAAGCCCTGTCCGAAGAGGTGAGGGTCTACATCGAACGGCAGGCGAGTATGCCCGATCAGTCGTCTACCTCGACCTTCAGTCAAGGCGAGGGCTTTGGCCTGTGGAAGGGCTTGCTGCTGGCCTTGCAGATCCCGTTCGAGATCGTGCGCTCTCAAGAATGGACGAAGGCGATCTACAAGGGAATGCCCAGGGGACTGGGTAAGCGCCGGGGAGTGCTGGCCGTTCAGCAGATGTGGCCGAAGCAGGTTCAGCTCTTTCGCGGTCCCCGGGGTGGCGAGCGGGACGACCGGTGCGATGCCGCGCTCATCGCGGAGTATGGGAGGCGACAGTTTTATGGGAAGACCTAAGCGCGACGGACGGCGGAAGGATTTGCTACTGGTCCGTAAGGTCGTCCGGGAGATGGCCTTCGAGTACGGCTACCAGATCAGCGAGCAGTGCATTGATGTTATGGAAGAACATCTGCGGCAGCAGCTTGAGCGACGGTTCGGCAGACTGAAGGAGAAGTACGCTACTCACTACCTGCGATTGCAGCGCGAGCACGCCGCGTACCTCGGAGGCACGCCTCCGCCGACGGAAAAGCGATGGAGAGTCTGATGAAGAAACTGGATAAGAACGTGATCGTGCCCCCGCGCTTTGTCGATAGCCGGGCACCGAATGACAACAGCATCTACCTGCGGATCCCCACGCCGATGCTGGGCAAGGTGAAGATGCTGGCCGGAGTGATGCAGGTGAAGCCCGCCAGGTTGATCCGGGGGATCCTCAACGGGTTCTTCGAGCAGTACAAGGAAGCGATGGAGGACGACAGTGGCTGATATTCACAGCGAACGCTGGCATGAGGACCGCCGCCGGGGAATCGGTGGCAGTGACTGGCAACACATCTTCAACATCCCCCCCTGGGGCTGTGCGCGCAAACTCTTCTTCGAGAAAGAGCGTGTAGAGTCGGACTACCAGTTCCGCCCGACGGGTGAGATGATGCGCGGCACCATGCTGGAACCCCTGCTACTCGATCTGTTCTACGCGCAGAGCCCGGAGCTGGTGCGCTTCTACCCGCCTTTCATCAACGTCAAGGAAGCCTTGCTGCCCGACTGGTGGGCATTCAACCTGGACAGCCTGGCAGGCCGTGGCCCTGAGTTGGGGAAACTGGTGGTCGAAGCGAAAACCGTGGGGCGCAACCAGATGGAACGTCTGATGCGCGGCCACCCGATCTCTCAGGGTTGGAAATACCAGGGCAACCATTACATGATGCCGGTCGGCGCCAAGCACTGTACCTTTCCCACTCTGCACGCCGATAGCTGGACGTACAGGGAGTTCGAGATCGAACTGGATATGGATCTGTACGACCAAATGGTCGAAGCGGGCGACGGCTTTATGGAAATGCGGATGGACGGCGTACTCCCCGATGCCCATGCAAAGCCGATTGAAGCCTGCCACACCTGTCCGTGGCGGAGCACCTGTAGGGGCCAGGAGCTACGCGAGCAAGCGGGCTCAAAGGGCGATCAGGACATCTGCGAAGTCGAGGATACCGAACTGGAACTGGCGGTTGTCGACTACATGGAGATCCAGAGCGAACTCAAGCGGCTGGAAGAAGCCAAGGAAGAAGCCAGGGAGGAGCTACTGGAGCGCCTGAAGGGCCGCTCTGCCTGCGACTTGCCGCGTAGCGGGTTCCGTGTATACCATCGCAAGCAAAGTCGCGGCAGAATCGACCTCAAGCGCCTACGCGCTGATCTGCCGAAGGTGGCGGAGGAGTACACGACGATCAGCCAGAGTCAGACGCTGCGAATCTTTCCAATCTGAGGTGCATGATGGCACAGGTACTTTTCGACATGGGGCGTTTTGAGGAGGATCTGCTGGAGAGCTTGAACCATCATATGACGATGGCAGTAGCGCCTATGCTTGAGAAGGCGCTGGACGAGATTGAGATGAAAATGCGACGTGTGCTCGCCGAGCGGCTGATCGCTTTGATCAGAAATGATCTTAAAATCAAGCGTCTTGGCAACGAATTGACGATTGTGATCAAGCAAGCCAAAATAGACAAGGAGTGAACATGAGCGAAGAACAACGCCTACCGCTGGATCAGCCCCAGGAGCAGTGTCAGGAACAGCCAGCCGTAGACGCCCGGCCCAGTGCGGCCCTACCAGTCGAAGTGCGGGGGGGGCGAGTTTCGTTGCTGAAGGACATGGCGGACAAGTACGGGTTGGAACCCGCAAAATTCAGCGACACCCTGATGAAGACGGTCATGCCCCGCGAGGCCAAGCCCGAACACCTCGCGGCATTTCTGGTCGTAGCCAAGGAGTACGACCTCAACCCATTCACCCGCGAGATCTATGCGTTCGCCTCGCAGGCTGGGGGGATCGTACCCATTGTCGGCGTCGACGGCTGGAATACGATCATCAACAACCACCCGCAGTTCGATGGACTGAACTTCAAGGAAGAGGAGAACCCGGACGGCAGCCTGAAGGCTGTCGAGTGCATCATTCACCGCAAGGACCGGGCACATCCCACGATCATCCGCGAACACATGAGCGAATGCGCCCGGGATACGAAACCCTGGAAACAGTGGCCGCGCCGGATGCTTCGCCACAAGGCGCTGATCCAGTGCGGACGAGTAGCCTTCGGGTACAGTGGCATCTACGACGAGGACGAAGGAAGCGAAATCGCTGAAGCCGAGGTACTGGGTAGCACGCTGGGCATGACCGAGGAAGTCAAAGCGGCGTCGACCACGGTGGCGAAGGAGCAGCACAAACAAGCCAAGCGACCGCCGAAGAAGCCGGGCCGGGAAAAGAAGGCACCACCCCAGGAAGACCCGGTGCCGAAGAAGGGGCTTGAGATCAGCATCGCCGAGGAGGAGGATCCGCTGGGTCAGTACAACGAAGCGCTGGAAGCAGCGACGCGCAAGATGATCAAAAACGATCCCGAGCGTGACATCCGTGAGGCCGCCGCACAGGTGGAGGAACAACTTCTGGCCCATCTGAAGGTGAAGAGCCCGCAGGAGCTGATCGACAAGGGCAGGCTTGAACAGGCGCTGAAGATCCTGAACAACCAGTAGGAGCCCACCGATGAAATACTACGTGATCGAAGAGGAACTGGCACAGGAGCTGGTCAACTACCTGACGACCAAACCCTATGCGGAAGTCGCACAGGGGATCCAGCGGTTGTCAAGCCTGCCCGAACTGACTGATTGGGTGAGTGCAAGCGGCAAGATTCTGATGGACGCCGATAGCGGGTCCGATCCTGCCGTAGACCCCGAAGGGCTTGACAAGCCGGAGTGAGTCCCCTATCTTTATGGGGAGATCTAGCATCTCTCCTTTCAACGAGTTTACTGGAAGCCATTGTGTGAAGCCCCTGTTAGGTCGCAGGGGCTTTCATTATGGTGTGAACGCCTCGGCCAGCCAGCTCGGCTCTTTCCAGCCACGCTTACGGGCACGCTGCTTGATCTGGTACCAGTACTTCAGTGCTTTCCGGTGCTGATTGTATATTGCGTCGTTCAGCCGGTCGATCCGCTGGCGCTTTGCATCCTCGGTCAGATGCTTGTTCTCGTATAGTTTCTTCGCCTGCTCCCGCTTGGCCTCGATAACATCCACAACCTCCTTTACCCGCTTGCTGTGCAACCACTTCAGATACGGTTCAAACGCGCCTTCAATGGCCTGCGCATCTGGATTCCGGCGCCTGATCTCAGAAAAGTCGCCATAAGATTTACCCGCCGCATCGGTGTACGAGACGTTCGCCTCCCCGGCGATAGTCATGACTTCTGCAAACTGGTGGAATGCCGTTGTATAGTACGGGTGAGTGCGCCCGGCAAAGCCGAACCAGTGGAACCTCAGGGCCTTCGGATCGCCCTTGCCGCCGCTCATCCGGTCGTACAGATGCTCCATGCCCCAAGACCCCAGCCGTCCGAGGTTGCCGGTCGTGCTGTGGATAATGTGTTCGATGTGGCGCGGACTGATGCCCATTTCCTTACCCACGCGCTTGACCCACTGCGGAGGACCAGGACTGGTATCGTGCCCAGGCAGACCCTTGTAGTACGGGCTCTGGATGTGACGGTTACGGAAGCTGTCGTAGTTGGCGAAAAGCTCGGCCACAGTCATAATCGCATCGGGTGTGATCCCACCCGCTGTCTGCGCGAACGCGGCTTTCCAGTTCCCCCGGGATAGCGCTTCCGCCGCGCCCACGGGATCGGCAAACGGGATCAGGTTGTCCACCAGCATCGGCCAGACGGCGAGAAAATCCTGCATGTCCCGCTTGTTCAGCTTGATTCCCGCCTTGGACAGGATGGTCTTCATTTCCTGCTCGTCGCCATTCATTGCAGCGACGGTCAGGAACTCAAGCGTACTGGCTAATGGGGTGAAGTCGAACGGCTTGGGGATCTTGGTGAATGTGTCGTCTGCCGTGCGCAGGTTCCAGTAAAGCACACGCCGGGGACCGCTGAGCTTCAGGTACTCCTCGTCGTCATGTTGGAGGATCCCCAGCACAATACTAGGCAGCCCCGCGTAGAGGAATGCCCGCATCATCGTCAACCCCGGACGTTCCTTCACTGCCCGGGCCGTCCGGTCAAGACCCTGAATCCCCGCATTCAGGAACGCGACGGTCCGCGCAAGCTGCGACCTCTTCATCCACCGACCCATACGCAGAAAGTCGATCAGATCCCGGCTCTCGTAGGCTGCCCGCATGATCGCATCGTGGGTCCACTCGCCACGCTCGGCGAAGAGCTGGAACTCACTGAGTCGGGTGACCGCCTCCGAGTACTCGGTGAGTGTTCGCACCTTACCTACTGCCTGATCGAACCGAGCACGCGGTCCTGTCCCCGGTCCTTCAATGAGTTGCTCAGCCCGGCGCATGGCGTCGATGTCCAGCGCCACAAGGTGCGCCATCGAACCGCCCGCTCGCTTCCATGCCCAGTAAGAATCCGACTTCGCATAGTAGTCATAGAACAGGGTGCGCGGCACTTTCGACAGCGGGTTGACCAGCAGGCCCGGTCGACGGCTGATGATCGTCCGGTTCACCAAGTCGCGCAGGATGTTTCGACCCTGGAACCCCGGGCTGAGGATGATGCCCGCCCGTTTGAGACTGGCAACCGAGGACAGCGTTTGAATGAAGAACGACGCTTGAGTCGCCGGTTCGTAACGCATACTCTCGTATGTCAGCGGGTTATGCACCTTGTAGATCGTGGGCACGCCCTTGTCGTAGACCATGATCTCGTTCTCGCCCAACTCCGCACGCTGGGCGATCCACGCTTGTAGCCAGCCCGTACCCTTACCGCCTTCCTCGCGCAGTAGGTCCGCCAGTTGCTTGTTCCCCGGCTCGTCCTCCGTCCCCTTTTCTATCCGGTCGGCAATCTTCCCCACCATCTCCTTGAACCGCACACTGCCGGGCTTGAACTCGAAGGACCGAACCTTCTCGATCTCTTCCGAGCCCATCTCCTGCATGGCCCGGACGGCAGTGATCTTCGTCTGGTTGTCCAGTGCCGACCGCAAGTACATCGTGGTGTTCAGGATGATCGAGTTCGCAAGATCCTGGATCTCCTGTTCGCCACCGCTCTTCAGCCGCCGGGGCCTTGCCGCCCGCTTCTGCTTGCGCGACACGTCCTCGGCGAACACGCGGTAGAACGGCACGTGCCAAGGGTACAGTTCCTTCATCTCCTGCGCACCCTCGGCGGTCAGCACCTCGCCCTTGACAAGCTGATCCAACACCGTGTTCTGAAAATCCACCAGCTTCTTAAGCTGGGTCTGCCACAGTGGCTTGTTCTCCCAGCGGATGATCTGCTCTTCAACCCATTCTTCAGTCATCTCCTCGGGCAGCGTGTATTCCTTGTCCAGTTTCTCGTACCGGCGCTTGATCTCGCGAGCGTGCAGGGCCTTCGCCGCGTCGAAGAATGGATCGAGTTCACCCGCGTCCATCAGGGGCTGTAAGATCGCACCCAGCGGCTCGCCGATGGCCTTGCTCACATCATCGATGTTGAACTGACCACCACTCCACTTGCCCTTGCCCTGCCCGAACCGTGCTTCCTCGCCCAGATAGGACTCGACCGCACCGAGAAAACCCAAATACATGCGGGCCAGCTTCTGCGGATCACGAGTAAGTGGGATCTCGTCACGGGGGATCCCCTTCTGCTGGGCATAGCGGCGCATCAGCAACTCATAGCCGTGGTGTTGATCAGCCAGGTTGAAGTAGGTACGGCGCCACCACTCTTTCATCGTGTCCCGTACAGCCGCACCCCAGCGGGACACCTCGCCCGTCTCACGATCCTCAGTCTGTGAGCTGGTGGCGTAGCTCAGTGGCGGCTGACCTACTTCCCTTTCTTCTGGCCTTTCTTGCCCTTGGGCTGCTTGATCTTCCGGCCTTTCTTCTTGCTGTGACACGGCATTGGCCCGTTTCTCCATGCGTTCTCGCCAGTACTGGACGTTATGGTGCTTGTCCGTTGTGGTCAGACGATCCCGGCTGATTTTCCGCTTGAACCCGTGTTCGGGTCCGAAATCGACGGCCAGCAACTGCCCGCCTGCCCGCTCGTGTAAGACCTCCCCTATCCCGAAGTCCGGGTGCTCTACGATGTCGCCTTCACGGGCCTCTCTGACCCCCGCAGCGGTACCCTGCGCGAGTTCCTGGTCCTCCTGAGTCTGTCGTTCCTGTCGAACCTGGTCCTTGCCCGCGCGGGCCCCCTTATGGAACCCCCGGGCCAATCGCACCGCTCCGGTCTTGCCCAGCCCGAAGGTGATCATCGTCATCAGTAGCGGACCAAACGACTCGCGATAGGCGTCCCAAAAGCGCTTCATCTTGTTGATGTCGAAGTCTGGATCTTCAACGCCGATCTCCAGCGCCCAATCTTCAAACACCTGCTGGAACCCCTCTTCGAGCTGTTCGAGCGTGACATTCCCGCTGAATGCAGCGGTCCCTTCCAGTGCCTTGCCCAGCGGGCCACCCTTGGCGATGATCTTCTTCACCGCATTCGGCACGCCCTTGATGAACGCCCTGGCCATGAACGTTCGGCTCAGTGGGGCGCTGAACAGCACGGTCTGTGCATACTCCGTTGCACCCCACGCGGCGCCCAGCGCGATACTGATCAGCCGCGCACGGTCTTTCTTGACCCCCGCGTCAGTCAAGCTGCGCATGATCAGGCCCGCACCGTTCGCCCACCAGAAGGAGACCTGTGCACCGATCCCCAGGCCCCTGCCGACAGCCAGCGCACCCGGGCCGAGAAATGGGGCAGCCGCCGCACTTCCCAACACTTCGGCGGCCTTCCCCAATGCCTTCGACTCCAAGATCATCGGGGCCATTTGCCCAACCTGCATGATCGCATCCGATACCCAATCCCTGTCAAGTACGGGCGGGCGGTCTTCGAGGAAGCGCTCAACCTCCTTGTCTGATGTTCTGGCTTCCTCCAGACTCTCGTTGGAGCCGGTCAGCGCATATTGCATCCACTGAAAATTCGACAGCAGCTCAAGCTGCCCGCTGGCAGCCATCGTGTAGAAGTCCTGAAACGCTCGGCCCCACGTCTGGTCACCTGCCTCCGCCAGAGCAGCCCCACGTTTCAGGCTTTCCTCGGTCACGGCCTCGCGTAGTGCCTGACCTGCCGGGCTTTCCAGAATGGACTTTGCCTGCGAAGCACTGGAGCCTAGGCCGCGTAACGTGCGCGTAATCGAATCGTCCACAACCTTGCCGAATGTCTGTCGGCGCAATTGCCGGGCTTCCTGCCGGTACTGTTCCCGGCGTTCCGGCGTGTGCTCTTCCGGTACGAACGCTTCCATTGGGCGCAAGCTCGTCTTTGCGTACGTCACATCTACCGGCGGCAGTTCCCCGGGCGGCGCCACGTGCCGCCTTGCTTCCTGCACTACCTGGTCAGCCATGTCATCGACCGGTAGTTGGCTCAGGATGTCGTAGGGGCCGGTATCGGCGATGTCATAGACCTCGCCGGTTTCGCTGTGAACTAGCTTTCCACCTTTCATAGTGAACGCGCTCTTGCGCGGGTTGCGCATGAACTCGTCGGGTATCGGCCCCTTATCCGGCGTGTAGCCCTCGGCGTACAGTGCATCGTAATTGTACACTGCATCCTCGCTATGCGGGTCATCCGGGTGGCCTGCTTCTTTCATCTGTCCGTACCACTGCCAGAAATCTTCCGTATCAGACGGCTTGGTCTGGCGCAATGTCCAGCGGGCTGAGGTTTGCTCGTCCACCTCTTCGATTCGAGGATGCACATGCTCCAGGTAATACGCCCCCACATCCGTCTGTGGCGGCAAGTAGGGCATGATGAACGTCTCGAAGTACGCCCACTTCATTTCGTTGTTGCTGCGGTCGTAACCGGGGAGACGGTTGATCGTGCTCCATTCAGGGGGTCGAGTGTGACGGCGCTCGCGCTCCAGTCGGGGTGCCCCACGTTCGCGGTCGTACTCGTCCATTGCCTGTTGTGCTTGAGCGAACAGCGCTTCATGATCCGTCCCCGGCGGGGTCTCCGGTGCGATGTAGTGGGAGTAGTACGCCCGTCGCGCATAGTGGGGGTGCGCGGCCAGGCGCGGGTTCTCAGCTAGAAATTCCGTCCAGGTAATTGAAGGCTGGATCGGATCCATCGAAGCCCCCTGTTAGCGGATGAAGTTGCCCAACTGTGGGAGCCCCGGGATCGTCGGTTCGGTTTCTATCGGCTCGGGTTCGATGGTCGCCCCGCCCTTGCGGCGCAGCATCAACAGATGACGCTTCAGCGCGTCATACCTTGGGGTCAGTTCGGCCATCGGGATGTTCCGGGTGGCCAGATGCGTCATGTATTCCTTGATCAGTTTGAGCTGTTCCTCGTCACCACCCGCATTGGCGGCCTCACGTGCCAGCCCCTCAAATTGCTTACTGGCAATCCGGTTGTACTCGTTGCGCTGCCACAGCTCGTGTTCCTCCACGAATGCCTGGTCTGTCTCATACTGGTCAGGCTGCGGCTCCTCGAAATCCGGATCGTATTCCAGCCCCTTGATCTCACGGTCGATGACACGCTTGATCTTGTCGAACGTGTGAGTCGGCTTGGGCTCCGGCTTGTCCTTCTTTACCGGCTCCTTCGGACGAATGACCGTCATTTCACCCGTTTTCTTATCCAGTTTGGCGGCAGCGATCTTCCCCCCGGGCTCGGAGAAGAACCAGTGGATGTTATCCGCCATCTTCTGATTGCTCTTCACGTCCGTCAGGTTCAGGGTATGGCGATCCCCACTGGCAGTGCGAACGCGCAGTACTGGCCGCCCCTTCTGGTTCATCTCAACTTTCGCCGCCTCGATGTCGCCCAGCGCAAGGGTCAGGTACGGATAGCCGTCCTTCAACTCGGTGTAGAAGTTGCCTGACTCGGCGATCCCCTCCAGTTCTAGATTGAGACCGTCCACGATGTCTGCCTCGGTCTGGCCACCGTACATCCCTAGCTGTTCACGCGCCCACTTCTGCCGGGCCGTGACCGTACCGGGTCTGCGCCGACGGTCGGGCGTCTTCCACGTCCCATCATCAAGCTCGTACCCTTCGGCAATCTGCCGCATGTGGTCTTTACGCTGCTCCTCTTTGCGAAACGCCGCTAGTTCCTTCTCCTCACGCTGGAGACGAATATCACGAAGCCTAGTGATCGGCTTGCGCTCTTCCTTTCGAGCGCGGCGCTCTTCCTTTCGAGCGCGGCGCTCTTCTTCATCGGCAGCGAACTGAAGGTACTCCCTGAATCCGGTGGTGCGAATGGGCATATTATCACTCCCCGAGCTGGCCCAGCCCGTACAACAGCGAGAATGTACTGACCGGCTCGTTCAGACTGGTCGTAGCCTGACCCAAGTACCCCCGCGCCAGCGAAGGCCGACGGCCAGCGCTCATCAACAGGCGCATCCGGCGCTTGCGGGCCTCGTCAATGGCCGCCGCCCGGGCTTGGGCACCTGCCCGCGTCGCACTCTGGAACAGTCGACGGAAGTATCGCCCGCCTGTCGGGCTGGTCGCCAGTCCCCGGCTGGCCATCTGCTGGCCCAGCATCTCCGATCCGGCGCTGACATCCGATGCTATTCCCGGTGCAAGCTGATTGAACGTACTGGTGCCGATCCGGCGCTCCGCACCCTCGCGGGTCTGGCGTTGGGCCTCGGTCTCTGTCCCAGTCAGGAACGCCGTTGTCTGCTCCTCCAGCGGCCCGTACAGTTCATCCCAGCGCGACTGTTCTTCACGGAGTTCCCGCATGTATCGGCTGAGCGCCCGACTGCGCCTACGCGACTCGCTGATCCCACCGAAAAGGTTGACGACGAAATCCGCGATCCCGATTCCGGCCATAACCGCAGGGGGTACTGGCATGATCAACTCCTTACGTGCGTCCGACGCTCTAGTTTGCCCACCCGCTCTTCCAGCTTGCGAATGCGGGCCAGCAGCCTCGTATAATGCGATTCCTCGGTGTCCCGTGCTTCCTGATCACGCGAAGCGGAGGGGCTTGTATTCATAGGCGAGTTCATGAACCGTGCCCTTGCCTTTCAATTCAAACTGTACATCCTTGCCCCGGCTGCCCGATGGGAAATAGAAACTGTGGCGCTCCTTCGTGCCGTTCGAGCTGACCTGCTTGATCGTCGCGTCCTCTTCTCCGTCGATATGCACATGGACTTCCCAGTCTCCTTCGGCAACCATCGACCACTTGATGTAGTGTTTCTTGATCGTCTGCTCGCCGTTGGTAATCCGTCCCGTCTTGTACTCGGTGCCCAGGTCATGTGTGCCCTGCCATAGCGGACAAACCTGGCCGAGCGGTAGCGATATGTACACTCGACCGTCCTGTGGGTTGTACGCCGCCGCCTGCACAAACATAGTGCCCAGCGAGCCCAAGGTCACACGGGGTGTGCCAAACCGAAAGCTAACATGGATATACTTCTGCTCATTGCCTTGGACAAGGAACAGGTAGTATTCGCTGTCGCCGGTCGCTGAACAGTAAGCGCCCCCTTGGACATCCGAAGGCAGGAGAACCCCGTCCGTTAGGTTCACGACTGCACCGTCTCGATAAACACAGATCCCCTCGGTGGACTTCCAGATGGGCATCCCATACACCCGACCGATTGTGCGGTCATCCTCGCAACCATGTTCGGTCGGTAGACGCTTCAACGCATATTCATCCGGACTGGCCCCACGAAGCCGATAACAGGCCGTTCGAGTCAAGAGCAGCAAATCCCCCGCAGAGACCAGCCCAGTGATATTCCCCGGCAATTGGATTGCCTGATCGGTCGGCCAGTACCACGGCTGACCAGCCTTGCAGTAGTACGCCTTGTTGCCCCGAACGAGGAAGAATACGCCCATGTGTTCGGTAAGCAGTGTCGCCGGTTTCCGTTGGTGATCAATGTTGCTCGTGTCGTCCTGCGCTTCCTGAATCGGTGGAAAGTTATTCATCGCCAGACAGGGGATCACCGACAGGTTGAAGTCCTGCACGGTGTCCACGTACCGATCGTTCTCGTCGTGCTCAATGGCGGTCAGAAAGTAAAACGGACCCGGCTGATCCACCCGCGTTCGGTAGATGTTGGTCTTCTCGTTGGTGGACATCGGCGCGGGATAGCCGGTGATCAGGATCCGCGCCGGCGGCTCGTAGTACGTTTGAGCAGCGTCCTCATCTGTTATTTCTGTTTGGCGATACTGGATACCATACAAAAACCCCTCCTGTTCGGCAATCCAATTCTGTGCTTCCTCTTGGGTAGCAAAGTTCGGCGAGGTTACACGGGTCGATCCCTCGTCCATTTGCAACGCGGTAGCATAGTATTGCAGCGTGAGGGTCGTAATTGCAGACGGCGGAGCGCTGATTTCGATTGACGGTGCATCTGCCGATTCTCCCGGAGGGAATGGTGCGCTTTCGCGGCCATGCGTATCGACGGTTGTCACCGCATAGCGGTACTTCCCCGGCAGCAGCGGCTCATTGTAGCTATCGATGTTGGCGGCGGCAATCCCCAGCGCAACATATGAACGCGGCTGGTCGACTACGCCCGAGACTTGTGTCACTAGGGAAAAAGGGCTGATCTTCCTGCTTTCGCCCGTCACGTCTTCGATCAGCATCAGCGACCGTTCATGCTCTTGTAGATCGTCGCTCTCGATGATCTCCTCCACCTCGTAGATTCGGCCCTCGAATTCGGTGCGCAAATCACTAACCTCTTCGAGTATCATCGTCACACCCGGCGGTGTTTCCTCACCCTGCACCCAGCGCTCAAGGGCTGCCCGCGCCTGTACGTAAATTAAGCCCCCCGGGGCGTCGCTGCTGAAATTCAAATACGTTGCGTTCAGCACGTCGTTGCGCGGGATTTGGTGCGTCACGGTTATAATCGCACTCCCTTCGGGCGCATCCACGCTATCCGAATGCCAATTCGCACTGACTGTCAGTTCGATGCTGTATTCGCCTGCATCGTAAGGGACTTCATCGGGCAGGCCGACCACAATGCCGATCTGGGGGTTCAGGGCCATTACGAAGATAAGTCCATCAGCCGCAGTGAAATGCTTGGTGGTCAGAATCATGTCGCCTACGCGCACATGATTCAGGTTCTCACTGCTGGTGAACCGCATTTTCTGCGTGCGCACAACCACTTTACGATCATACGGAACATCGACTTTCCCGCCCGGCCCGTCTTCCAGCTTCACCGCATATAGTTTCTTCAGGCTCAGGCTAATTCCATATGGTCCGGTCGGCACCCCCAGGTCTTCACGTTGCCCCAATTCGTTTTCTTCAATTAGGCGCATCTGCGGATAGGCCCCGTTATCGGTGGAACTGAGCAGGAACTTCGACCAGCGAACGGCGTGCAGCGGGTCGTTGTCGGACAACAGCAGCCCTTCTTCAGTGAAGAATAAGCCGGAGCCCGCGCTGCCTGCAATGGGCGCACCGGGCTCCTTGGCGGACACAATCGTCCCGCTCTCCAGCGTGCAGTTTAGGGCGTACACACACTGGTTATCGGGTAGCAGGGAAGGGTCAACTACACGGTTCATCCCCCCCGAGAAATCTCTGATGGTGTGTCTTTCTGCCATGTCATTAGGTCGCGTCAAAGCTTCCGATGATTGCCGCTCCGCTTGCCTTGTAGCACTTTATGACTACCGAGTCACCCGGCCCCAGCGTGTGATCCGCCGTCAGTTTCCCCCCAGTCGGGCCGAGGATCAGCGCGTTGTCGATCACCACATTGTAACCCGAACTGGAGTTGATCACTCGGATGACCATCCCGGCGGTCATGTTGCTGAACGACGTGTAGGTGCAGTGTGCACCGTTCGGATCGCACACCACAGTAGGCCCGACGCCCCAATCAAGGTCTTCCGTCGCGCCCGATGCGGTGGTGTTGTAGATCGAATAACTCTCAACCGCACGAGAAGAGCTTACGGCAGCGGCAGTCAGCGTACCCACGACTTCCAGACTGCCGCCCACCTTCAGGCGGCTGTTCCCGCTATCCCAGCTCATCGTGTTGTCATCGCCACTGCCGCCGATCTGGACACCAGAGGCACCGACTTCCGGCAGGGTGATTGATCCCGCGCCAGAAAAGCTGACCGCACCCTGAAAAACAACGGTACTGGCAAACGTCGCGGCCCCGCTGGCCTTGAACGTATCCGTTCGCATACTCTGTGAACCGGTCTCACCGGAAATCACAAATGCGGTGCCCGTAGCTGTCGCGCTGAGCGTCACCGCACCGGTTACGGCCAAGGTCGATTCAACCACCCCCGCACCGGTTACGCGGAAGGTCGTGGTGCGCAAAGCCTCTGCCCCACTGGCACCGGCCACAACTACCGAGCTGCTGGCCGTCACGTCACTGAATGCCGAAGTCGCACTCGTCGCGGTAATCGTTGAACTGAAGGTCGCGGCGCCCGTTGCAACGAACGTAGTGGTGCGCAAAGCCTGTGATCCGCCCGCACTGGCGACGACCACGCTGCCGCTGGCAGTAATCCCCGCAAACGCCGCCGTGGTGGTACTCACAGTAAACGTCGTACCAGCAATCGTCAGGGCTGTCGCCCCAATAGTCAGGACCGATCCGCCCAGCTTGTTCTGATAGGCGTTCGGGTTGTCCAGATCGTACTTGCCACCCGTGCTGACGATCTGGCCGGTCAGTGCGATGTTGCCCACGATGGCCGCATTGCCGTTCAGATCAAACGCGGTAAACGCATTGGATCCGTCCAGTAGGGCGAAGTACTTCCCCAGCCCCCAGACGGCACGGGTACTGCCGTCGGAGATCCGCACATTGTGCTGGCTGGCATCGGCGAAGACATCCTCGTAGCCGATCTTGTTCTTGAATACCTGAATTGCCATCAGTAGTACCTCCCCCTTGCCTTGCGGGGCTGGACCGAAAAGCCGTCGGCGACTTTCCGGGCGGTTTCAAACGTCATTTCGTCGTACAGGCGCTTATAGTGTTTGGACTCGGCCAAGCTCTTCTCATCAGCGTCCTTCTGAAACGCCCGGAACAGGGCATACCAGATCAACGCCGATTCATTCTGATCGGGTAACACCACTTCCTCGACATCCAGCGTATAGTATTCTGGACGGTAGACATAGCCGACGCGGACCTTCGATACCAGGATTTGCGTGACCACGCCCATCGCCTCAGCTTCCGCCGGATCATAGCCGATCCCCTCCTGTGTGATCCTTCCCGCTGGGACGAATACGAACTCCGTGTCCTCGCTGTCCGTGAACCACGTATAGGCAGCGCTGACACTACTGAAGTTCACGGTGATCGCCCCGCCATCCTGCTCGGTGTCGAACCGAAACGCACCCGTCTTGTAATCGATCACACCCGTCCCGCCACCGACCGTGCTGATCACGCCCGCCCCGTCGTCCGTCCACGAACCGGTACCCGATTCATCCGTAGCGGTGATCGTCACCGAGTTCGGCAGGATCTCCGTCTGGGCCAGCGTACCGCTGACATAGCCGTAATTCAGGCTGGTCGTCACCGACTCGGAGGTAGGCGCGGTCTGTGTGCCATCCACGATGTCACGAATCACGCCGGTCTCCGCTGGGTAGAACGTGTCGACTGTGCTGCCTACGATGTCCAACGCGCCGACCGCACCCTCTTCCTGATCGAAGTTCGCGATGTCCTCGTCGTTGTCTGTCGGGATCGGATAGACCCGGAGTTCCCGCAGATTGCCTAGATCCTGATACCAGTACTTCGGTGTGCCGGTCGTGCTGGTAAAGCTCGTGTCAATCTCCTGGATCTCCCGCCAACTGCTACTGACCAGCCGGTCCCCGTCGTATTCCACCCACAGCAACTCAATCAGGTCATGAGGCAGGTTGAACAGATGCGGATCCTGCCCGGTAGCTAGGCGGCTGATTCGCCGGAACTGCTTTGTCCGCCGAGCGTAGTCGTCCTGCCCCATGTTGACGTAACTCAGCAGTTCCTCGTCCGTCCACAGATCCTGGTCGGTGTCCTGTAGAACGTCCTTGATACGACCGAGTAGGGTTAGGATCTGCATTTCACTTGTCCTCGTAGATGCCTTCCCAATGCTCGGGATAGGTATCAACGTGAATGAAGTCCTTGCCGTGCGCCACAGCGACCAGGTGCGCGTACCGCAGCCCGTCGTGGATTCGCGCTCGTGTATGCGGGTGATCGCACGCGATGTCCACGGCCTCGCCCCGTAGGTGGCGACTGTCTTCGATGCCGCCGATTTCCTTGTTGTGTTTCGTACAGCGGTATGCAGATGTCAGTTGGAACGGCACGCCTGCGAAATCCCGTGCTTCGTCCAACCGCTTCATGAACTGCAAGTCCATTGCATTCGCCCCGCAGCACCTGCAAGCCGTTTCATCATCGGTAAACCAGCGCAGACCGTTCATAGGACGATTCTCCGCGCTTTCTGCATACCCCCATGCAGGTTCGCGATGTCCTTGGGCCATATTTTCGATGGCTCGCGGAGCACCTCGCCGTAGGTTTCCGGCGCGGCAAGTCGGCGACTGTGAGCGTCGATTTCGGAACAGAACCAGCGCACGTTGTCCGGAACATCACGCCGGAACATCACTCGCAGAATCATCCACTTCGGCTTCTCGTACTTCGTGCCGAAATGCGTAGCGAAGGTTCCTGCGTAGAGTTCGCGTTCGACATCGTTATCGATCAGAGCAGGCCACCAGTAGACTTCGCTTTTTGATCGCTGCTTTAGAAACGTGCTGAACTCAACGACGTGTACACCGCGCACGAAATCCGCCTGCATGATGAACAGCCGCCCCCAGGCCCACAGCGCACCGCCGATGTGATTGATGTGGTGCTGTGTGACTCGGCGGATCCCCAGCGCGAAGAGCCCCGGATCGTGTGTTCCAATCGGATCACCCGTGCGGATGGACTTTCGGGCCTCTTCGTATTTGACAATCATCGCCATTTTTAGTCTTGCATCAGCAGGTTCTTGATGTCATCCACGCCCTGCCGAACCCCTTTCAGGTCATCGCGAAGGTTCTCCATCTGCGTTTCCGCCGAGCGGATGTGCTCGTTGAACAACGCGGCATCGGAGGCCAGACGGTCCTCCATCTGATCCACGATGGCCCGATGTTGCTCTGCCGCAGTAGCACGGCTCATCTTGACCTTCAACTCGTCTTGTATAGCCTCTATCTGTTCTTCCTGATCTGCGTCAATTTGCTGCATCTGCCCGTAGTTGCGGCCTACTGTCACTAGATAGGCGGCAACCATGATCAGCAGTGTCACCAGTGCGGGAGTCCAGCGCACATGCCAGCGGTCAGCCGTTCGGCGCTTGACGATCGGTTCGTTGCCGTTGCCCATTCAGGCCTCCGGGGGTTTGCCTCTTCGTTGCGTCCAGTGTTCAGCGGCATTGCCGCCGATCCCCACCAGCAATATCCACATCACGGCCTCCACTACCTGAGCCGATAGATGATCGGTCCAGGCCAGGAGCCCGACCATGCCCAGCGTGGCCATGCTGAGAATGAGTTTTCGCCCACCCTTCATGTGCTTTATCCTATTCCGGCATCCACAGCGTTTTCTTGCGGTCAGCAGCATCCCACTGCAACCAGAGATCCCGCATGTATTCGTATTGATATTTTTCGGCGGTCAGCCTTGGGTATGGGTAGCGGAACCACGTGGAACTGTCCAGCGTGTCGCTTCGTGCGAGGCTTTCGGAATTCACTGCATCCAGCAGCTCGTAGATCGTTAGTTTACCCGTATCAAAGCCAATCTGTGGCTTTCCGCTAACTGGGCCACCAGTATACTGGTCAACACCAGGCGTACACCAATCCCCCCACTCCTTCTCGGACACGGCCCAGGAATAGACGCGCCCGCCGTAAAGTGTCTCCCATGTACTCAGCGCGTTGTCATAGTTGCTGCCCAGGTACCAAGTGGAGTCACTGATTATCCCAACCGTCGAAGCCGCCGACCAGTACACGGCGTCGCTGGGAAATCCGTTGTTGGCGAGCAGAATGCCATGTGCTCCAGCGATTGCCGTGTAATCAACCAGTATACCTGCACCGTAAAAGTCATTGGCGATCACACTGTCCTTGAGGCAGTTCGCGCCATTGAGGTACAGCCCCTTACAATCCGTGGCGGCAGTGATGTCGTTCTTCACGATCCAGATAGAGTCGCCACCGGCAATGCGGATACCGTTGTTGTTGGTACCGCCGTCCAGGCTAAAGCTGAACGTGTTGAGGTATATCTTCGCCGTGGTAGGATTATCATTAATGCGAATTGGATTGTATGTGGTGCCGGAACTACCCCCACTCCACGTATTGTGATGGATCAGCGCAGTCACACCATCGCCACTGGATGTCAGGTAAAGGCCATAGGTGGTGCTGGCGCTGGATGGGGCAGCAAAGGTACAGTATGAAATCTCGACATCCGTGGACTCGTCGATCTCTAGCCCTGTATCACAATCACTGAATGTGCAACTGTCGATAGTAGCCGTTGCCGGATCTCCGCTGCCACTCAGTTCCAAGCCCTTCTCGCAACCATCGAATGTACAGCCGTCGATAGTCAGCAGTCCTGCATATTTCCTGCACCCATCCCCTGCACCATTAAACGTGCAATCACGCAAGGACTGATCGTCTGTCCCGGTAGAACTAAGCAATAGACCAAGACTATCTGCAATCGTGGTGAACGTGACATCCTCCCATGCCGTTCCATCTCCCCGGTCACTGACGATCCCTCCGGGCTCTCCGCCGGTGATCGTGAAGTTGTAGAATTCCCAGTCATCATTCGTTGCGTTAATGCGCACGCATTCGATGCCGGTAGAGGCAAGCGCCCACGAATATCCTGCCCCGTTGACCTTGATCCCGTCCAGGTTTGACGATGGCTCAAAGCGCGTGGCAATGTCGCTGTTGGTCACGTTTGAGAGGAACCGGATACTGTCGCCCTCGTAATTGGCCACTGTAGTCATGACCGCCAGCGCAGCTTCAACGTCTGCATAGTCACCACCTGTGCCCACTGTCCAGGCATTGTAGGCAGTGGAGGCTGTACTATCTTCAATGGTTGCCTTCCAGACGAAGCCATCTTCACAGGTAGCATCCTTTGTCCCCCGGCTGACCAGCCAAAGCCGAACCTGGCCTCTATCCATCCAATGCTGCGTGAAACATAGGCCATCGATATTGCCGCCGCTGGGGCCGATTGCGGTAGTAAGCGGCCAGATGTGATCAGTGTAGCTACTGTCTATGCACTCATCTCGCGCCCGTGCGGTCAAAGTGGTATCGAATTCGTAGATCATGTTACCCGTACCGGCCAGGAAAAGTGTGTTGCGAGTCGGATGGAATGCAATTCCTTCCGCTGCAACGGTAATGCCCAGTCCATCGCCCGTTCCTGCTACATCATCCTCGATCATCGTGTGCGACAGCAACTCCATTTCATTGTTCAGGCGTAGAATGCTGGTGGAATCACCGGCTGTCCCGCCGCCGCAAGCAATATAGATGTCGCCATTGCGCGGATCGATTGTCACGCCCTCCAGGTCATTCCAGTACTGATCCTGGCCGCTGCCACCTTGGATGGTGCTGATAATCACCGAATCAACCACGGTATTATAGGCAGGCGCATCGTAACGATAAAGGCAACCGGTGACATCGTTTACAATATAAGTGTACTTGTCGAACGAACTCCAGGCAACGCCCGATGGTTCAATGTTGCTGGCTGAAGCGCTGCCGTTGGTCAGATATGCGGCAGAGCTGTCACCAAGAACAGACGCATCGCCGTATGTTATCAGGAACAGGTTCGTATTGCCGTTATCGGACCACATCTGAGCGAATTCATTCACATCCGCATCAACAAACACCAGTCTCTTGTATTCCGCATCGTAAGTCACTCCCGACGTTGCCGTGCTGGCGTCCATCAGACCGGTATCGCCAGCCAAACTATCAGCCACAATGTCGTTGATGTAAGCACCGCCACGCGGATACCCAAACACAAGTGCGGCTACTGCCAGAAGCGCCATTATGAACGCCCAACTCCTTTTCATTGTTCTTCCTCCTTTGGCAATACTCCTACACCGTGCATGGTTCGGATGTGCAGTTTCAGCCCCCGGGAATTTTTCAATCGCTTCCCACACTGGGGGCAGATATGCTCTTCAGGTTTCAAGGGCTTGGGAATCTTTGGGGATTCCTCGATGGTCAACTTCGGAGGCGCAATAGGACTGTAAACGGCTTCCAGGCGATCATGCCTCTTCAGTAATTCCTGTGCAATCTCATCGGGAAACCCCAACTCTCCACCTTCGGGTATCACGTAGCGGTGGAATCCGTAGGAGATTACCGCGTCCTTGCCATCCTTTGTGCGGAGCTTCATCGTCCTGCGCCTTTCGGATGCGGGGGCCGCCGAAGCAGCCCCCACAAGGGTTAATGGTCTGTTGATCAGGTGCCCTGGTTTGCCGACTTGATCAGGAAGAAGAACTCGATAACAGGTGAGCTATCGGCTCCCTGCGTATCGAAATACGCAAAGACGAGCTTGCGCCCATCGGTGACGGGGACCAGCATTGACGCGCCGTAATGGTCTGTCACCGTCTTTGCCAGAATGCCGTTTGGCTGACCATCGAACACCACTAGGGCATTCAGATCGTAGTTCGTGGCGGCGATGATCGAGCTGGCATCTACGTCATCTTCGCCTTCCCAATCTTCGTAGTCGCACCAACCGACATCCATGTCCTGGTCCGCATGACCAGCGGTTGTCGCGTTGATGTGAAAGTCAAGCACCGTTTCGCCGTCCTCTACCACGAACAGCGGCACCCAATAAACATCGTTTAGCTCATGGGCACCCAGCGCCTCCGCATTGTTGGACGGAGAAGCCGCGTGGTTGGTTGACGGGATGGTGAGCTTGACGTGGACCCACTGCGCCGCTTCCTCCGAAGATTGGCGGGTGTGGATCGCGTTGCGGGCGGTCGCATAGACCTGCTGATAGTTAGCCATGATCTTGACCTCCCTTAGCTTACCGCTGCGCCACCGGTGGTGTAACAGGTGACGGTGGAATAGCTCTTGCTGTTGTAGATCGAGCGATTCATTCCACGGATCATCCCCGTGTCCACGACCGGCTTGTCGCCACGGTCATCAGTTTCTTCATGCCACTCGAACTCCTGCTCGTCGCCCGTGGCATCACCCTTCAGGAACAGTAGCGCCTGCGCGCCCATCAGCAGATTATGCGCGACGGCGGCGCTACTTGCACCTTCGTTCTTGCGCACAACTTTCGGATGGGAATACAGAATCAGTGGTCCGTAGGTGCCCAGGGCCTCGCCGAAGATCTTGTCCTGGCCTTTTTCCGTGCTCTGGAGAATCGCCTTCCAGGTGGCGCTGGTACGGAGTTGATACTCGCCCACCGAGTGCATCAGCAGCACCCAACGCTCGCCCTTGTCCGTAATGATCGGGGGTGGTGCATCCTTCATGATGCGCATTTGGAAGATGATGTACTCCAGGAAGTCCACCGATACATAATCGTCGCTGGAATTGGCGATAGTGTTTACGCCGGTGTTGTTGTCCGGATCGACGTACAACTTGTTCGCCGCGTTCTGTGCGGTGATCGTGTTGTTCCCTACCCAGGCGTTTCCCGCAGCAGGCACATCGTCAGTTGACAGCAACCAATCGCCGGTTTCATCACCCCGGTCGCCTGTGAGGTAAACGATCTTTTCCTCATCCAAGCGCCGGGCCCACCAGTTGGCGAGTTTCCCCATTGCAATGTCGCGCAAATCCCAGATCGTGCGCTTGCGGTCGATCTTCGACCCCAAGTTCACGCCATGCCGGAGCTGGTCGATCCAGACGTTCTGGCTGTATGCGACCAGTGCCTCCTCATTGCCCTTCAGGTTGTCGCTGCCCTTCGTGCCGGCACCGGTAAGCTGGGTAAACAGGTCACAACTGACCTGATCCCCCGACTGTCGTTCGAGTTCGTCGATCTCGTGTACGACGTTGTTGCCGTTTTTGTCGAAGAAGTTGCGACCGAAAAAGGATTGTTTGAAGGTTTCCTCGGCAAGGGCGACGGAATAGCGCTTCACGGCCTTGGCATCGCCAAGCCCAATGATAGTGCGGGCCATGTTGTAGCCCTCCTCTTAGCGCAAAGAAGGGCCGCTTCCGTCTACGTTCGTCCGGTGTGTCGGTATTTCTTCTGCTGTTCTGGGGACAGGTTTTCGTACGCCCTTCTGGCGGCTACTCCCGTGGAACGAGCGAGGGTCGGAGAAGCACCGGGCTCCCCGGGCTCACCGTCTACACCGGCAAGCGAGCGGAAGTGGCGTCCTTCCTTCACGTTGCCTTCAATTCGTTCGCCGGGGTCGGGTCTGTTTGGCGGCTCGTCGCCGTTACTTGAGTCTCCGCCCCGTTCCCGGGAGATCGTTTCATCCACGTATTCCAACGCTTCGTCCACCGTTTTCCCCTCGTCGACTGCTTGATCGAACAGTGCTTCCGCCGCGCCACGCCACATCGGTTCCTTCATGTAGTCATGGCTTTCGGTAAACCGGTGCAGTTTCTGCGCGTCGGTTGCCCGTCGATCATCCTCGATGACCTTGGTTGCTTCGACCTTGGCCTTTTGGACGGCTCGGTGTTCGACGTACTTGAAGACCCGGGCCTGTTCCTTGGCCCCGGTTTGCCCGTATTCAACGAGATCTTCCTCGGACATCTTGTCCAGGTCTTCATAGGGGTTCGGTTCCGGATCCGGCTGCGGGGTGTCCTTTGATTCCAGTTGCTCGCGCAGTGCCTTGTTGGATTCCCGCAGGTCGTCGACTACGCGCATGGGGATAAAGTGCTCCCCATCCTTGGCCAACACGCCTTTCGGTTCCTTCTCCGGTTCTGGCGGTTCCTCGACAGGCGGCTCTTCCCTGGCGTCCGTTTCTTTCGGGGGCTTCTCCTGTGGGGGAGTCTCCTCCGGGGAGCCATCCTGAGCTGCCGCTAGGGCGTCCAGTTCTTCTTGCGTTGGGTCTGCCATGATCTGATCTCCTTTTGCCACCTGCCCGTGTCGCTGGGCTGCGAAAAAGGCGACGTGCCGTTGCGCTTGCCCGTGTCGCTGGGCTGCGTAATAAGCGCGTTCGCGGCGCTATCCCTGCGCCCTGGGAAAGTCCTCTTCCGGGATCGAACCGGCTGACCCGCTCCTCCTGCGGGAAGGGGACGACTACGATCCGCCGACGGGACGTGCCACTGCTGGTTGATTCTGCACAGGAGCCGTGGCCACAGGACCGGGGCTGCCGCCCTGCGGGTTGGGGTTCTGTGCGACTATCGCACCGTACTTCTGTTGCACGGCCTTGATCCGGCGCATGACCTCGGCCTTGCGCGGGGGATCGCTCATTTCAACCACCAGATCCAGCAGTTCAAGTATCAACGGCTCGGGCATCCGGCTAACCATCGTCATGAGCTGCTCAGCGAACGCCTGCCTAACGCTCGCTCGGTATGCCTGCTCGTCGACCACTACGTCCACTCGGGCGGTCGGTATCGGATTAATCGGGTTGCCCCGATTATCCTCGTCGTTGAATACCAGTGTTTCTCCCGCGCCCTGCTCGTCAGTGATCGTCACCGCCTTCGGACCGTCGAATGTCTGCTGGATCAGAGCCATGCGCATTTCAGCAGCCAGTTTCAACGAGCGCCGATAGTTCTTGAACATCGCGCCCATAATAGTTGAGCCCTGCGCCTGCCGCAGCTCAATAGCGTAGCCGCTGCTGGCGTTGGTCGGTCTGCCCATCAGTTCCTCGACCGCACCCGTGTTCTCCCCTAGCAGGACGTTCGCCATCTCCATGACCTGCTGGTGGAGGTGCGCCTTGTCGGTGAACTCGTGGCGCTGGACCTTGTTCAGTCCCCCGGGGTTGAGCTTGCACACGGCGTCCGGCGCGGACAGATCGTCCGCCAGTTGATTGATGTCCTCGGCGGCACCGGCTTCAATCCACGTCTGGACCGAACCGAGGATCCACATCATCTTCGAGAAATTCTTGTTCACCACATCCTGCGGGGCGATCATGTTGCGGATAACCCCATACGGTTCGCCCGTGCGGGTCTTCCGCTTGCCCCAAAAAAGGGTGAATGGAAAGCGGTTGTGCTTGAACGGGCTGGCCGTGTCTTCCAGCAGGTTCGGCCCAGCGAAGAAGGCTCGTCTGACTTTCTTGATCGGTGCGCTCACGATCTCGACTGGACCGTCGTACATCATGCGCACTTGGTCTTCCGTCGGATTGTCCGGGTCGATCTCCTGTACGGCGCCCGTCAACTTGTCCTTCAGCAGCACCGCCTGTTCGTACGTCCGGTACCAGCACTCGACGATCAGTACCCGATTCGTTGCTTTGTCGCGCCATTCGTCGGCTCGCCAGCCAACGTGCTCGCCCGTGTTGTCCCATGTGCCGTCGTTCAGGCTCGGGCGATCTGCTTCCCATGATTTCTCGGGACGACTGCGCTCACCATGCGGCATGGACAGGCCTGCCGCGTGGTACAGCTCGTCACGATACTCGGGGAATAACACGACCGCCGAGTCGACATCCATCCATTTCTGGCGGAAGATGTATCTAGCGTCTGAGGAATAATCGTAGCGCTTGCTTTTCTTGTCCAACCGGCAGTCCCGAAAGTCAACCCATTGCTCTAGGATCTCCTCGCGGGTTGGATCGGGGCTCAATGTCTGTTCGAGGATCCCCAGTCCACCAGCAAGCTGCGAGAACCAGCAGTCACTGATCTCGTCGTCCGTGCTGTTCTGATCCTTCACGTACTTGTCGGCGGCATTCAGCAGGCGTGCCGTCTGTTCGTCGAATGCCCCTCGTGGACGGAACACCATGTCGAATTTCGTTCGGCTTTCTGTTCCGACGAACATATCAATCGTCGGCTGGACGCGGTTGAATTCAATGGGGGGCTGATCACGGGATTCGAGTTCGAGGATTTCTTCTTCGGTAAGCTGGTCGCCATCGTAGTAGTCGTAGTCGCGCATCATCCGTTCATACCAGTGCTGGTAGAACTCGTCGGCTTCCAACCACCATGCGCGAAGCTGGCGAATCAGGCGAGACTTACGCCCCTGACCATCAACACCAGATTGTATCCCGAGCGCCGACTCGCTTGTCGTGTACGTGCGGGTTCGGGCATCCTGTCTATCAGTTCTTGGCACTATGGGGGAATGTTATACGAAAGATTTGCCGGTTTGTCAAGTATTGTTTTCCTATCGCACCTTCCAGCTCTTGCTTTTGCGCTTCTTCATCAAGTTGTTCGTCATGTGGTCACGATAGCTGACAAATGAATGGCGATGGCGGTATCCATACCGCGCGGAGTCCATCGTATCGTCGTAATCCTTGAGCACTTTCCCCGCGTCATTCCGTTGATAGACACGGATTTCCTCCCACCATTGCTGGCAGGTGGTGAAGACCTTGATCTTGCCCGACATCAAACCTTCTAGGACATCCATGATCCCCGCCTCAACCTGATTATCCGCAGGCTGGCAATAAATTCCTAGTTGGGCGTACTGATCGTGCAGTGTACTCCCCCCGCCTTCCTGCCGTTCGGCCTCACCCGACGGATCGGCGAAGATCGGGATGTAGCGGGTACCCCTGAGTAGGCTGGCAATGATTGGGATCGCTGTCTTATTGGCTCTCCACGTCTGGTACAGGTAGCAGATACCGGTGTTCGGATCCATCGCCCACCAGGAGATAGCTGCGGGATGCACCCAGCCGTGGTCTAGGCCGATGCCGCGTTTGTAATGATCTGGGATTTCAAACGGTTCCACCGCATAATGGGATTCGGCCACTGGGTAGACCATACCGCTGCCCAATACCGGTCGTCCGTGCTCGCGGGCTTCCCGTTCATGTTCTGGGGTTTCCCTGCGCAGTTCGGACATTTCATCCGGCGGTAGATACGGGTTGTCTTCCCAACTGGCGACCACATAGCCGTTTTTCTCGCTCTCTTCATCCCCGGGATTGAGGAACAGCCGGCACACCTTGGTCATGCCGTCCAGCGGTGTAAAAGTCATGAGCATGATTCCGCCGGGGCTGATCGTCCCGTCGGCTTTGCGCGTTCCGACTGTGCGCATCGTGCACTCACGGTAGATGTCGTACGGCGGCTCCTCGTCCAGCCAGATCACGTCCACCTTGTCGGTCTCGAAGGACTTGCGCTCCTGTTCGTAGCTTTTGAAGACAATCGTGGTTTCCTTGTCCGTGTCGCGCCAGCGGATATATGCCCGGGCGATGCCGTCCGGCACGTTCTGCATCCGGATGATTCGCTTGATCGCATGGGCGGGGATGAAGCCCTCGCCATATCTGCCGGGTGGACCCATCAGGCGCTGCTGCACGCCCTCGATCAGTTTCTCCTTCGACTTGGCGGCGACCCAGATCAGCGTCGGTTTCTCGAACCGATAGCCGGGCCATTCCGCAGGATATTCGCCCGTTGCATGGAACGAGATCTCAACGCCGCCGACGACGGTTTTCCCAACACGGTTCCCACCGAAGAACGCCCGGCGCTTCTTCAGTTTGCCTAGTGCGAAGAATTCTATCTGTTTTTCGTGGGGTTTGAACCGCTGAATGTAGTTCTGGCGTAACGCCTTCTCTTTGGCCTTCAGCAGAAGAAGCAACCGAGCGCGGGGGTCATCACCCGCCTCGCGCTGGATCAGGCGCTGGGCTTCACGTACCGTCGATTGCTGGTCCAGCTCTGGCGACTGGGCATAGACGATATTCCGTGGCAGTGATCTGGCCATCGGCTGAATATCTGCCTGTATGGGGAGAATGTCAAGTAAAAGCCACGTCTCCAACTACGTAGTTCATCGTTGCCTACTAGCGACTCGCTGCATACAATGAGCGTCGGTTTACCCCGGCCCCACTTGTCCCCGCAGGGCCGGGTGAGTACTATTGATCTCGCATGGACGCTGTGTTAGTCCGGCATTCGGCTCTCCTTTCGCGTTGCAGGTTGAGGTTTATCGCTTCAGCCCATTCCATCGCGCCCGTTACCGGGCGCGGCTGATGATTTGCGGCCCTGCGGGTAGGAAACGCCGGCGAACCCTCGCAGCGGTGGCCGGCGCGTTGCAGTATCTGCCGGCGCACAGCCCACCAATCAGCCGGGTACCTGTCCCTGTTATCCGGTTTGATCGGTGTCACCCCACTCGGCGCTCCCGTGGTTCAGGATGCTGATGAACAGCAGGATCAGTAGCGCAATGAAGCACTTGTACAGCATATGTTGTCCTCCGTACTGCGCGGCTCAGGTGCCGCATGCTTTCCGCCGCTAGTGTTACCGACCGCCCCTGGTGTACGGCAATGAATTTCGCGCGACACGAGGGGCACCATCGCAGGCCGTTGTAGCTCTCGGACACCGGGTTCCGACAGCAGCCGCATCGCGGACGCCATGCCATATCGTCACGGCCTCATCCTGATAGTACGGCTTCACTTCATATCCTCCTTACAACTCTCCGCTGCACCGGACGCTACGCGCCGGTGAGCTAGTTGTTATGCAGATTGGGGCACTTGGTCTCCCCAAGCATCCCAACCGTCAGTTTTTCGCCTTGCGAATAATTCTATACGGGGCAAATTGCCAAAAATTTTCTCTATTCTCGCCCTTGCCTCGTCTGGCTTCCTACTATGTTCGGTTCTTTCGGCATCTATTATTTGGTAAACGTTATTTGCTATTTTATGTTTTGCCATATTGCCCTTTGTCGCTATCAAACAAATTTCAGCGTTCTTCATTGTCCACGCTCCAACATTTGCACAAAGTTTTCCCCTACTGCTCCTTTTTACCCAAATAAAAGCAATAGACCTATATTTGAATCCCCATAATTTAATTACGGCAAGGGCTTCCTCTAAATGAGAATCAGTAGTCCACATAAACAAAGCCGCATTGGGTTCGGCAATTTGCCTAACATTTAGCTCCCCAATCTCTTTGGTTGTTAGCGTATTATATTTTTCGGAAACATTTTGTGGCTTTCTGGTTTGTTTTCTTTTAGGGTATGTTTCCTGATACATTCCACGGCTATTATATTTCCACGGCGGATCAGCGTAAATAATATTATACTTCTTGCCGTGCCCCAACTGCATAACAAGCGTATCAAGCGGACTTATTACTTCTTTACCGCTTTTTACGTCTGTTATTTTTTTATCATTACTCAAAATTATTTTCCTATTTTATTAAGCCGCTTATACGCAACTCCGTTCTGCATACTAAAACAGATTCCGTTGTCGAAGCCTGTTCGCGATGCTCTCACAATACGATTCCTCTATCTCTATTCCGATTGCACGCCGTCCGGCATCCATCGCAGCGCGTAACGTAGTGCCACTTCCCGCGAATGGGTCCAACACGGTCCCACCCTCCGGCGTCGTTGGTAATATCAAGTCCGCCAGCAGCCCCAACGGTTTTTCTACTGGATGTACGCGGTCACTCGATGGCGTGGCCGTGTGCTTCAACACGTCGGCACGCAGTTTCCCGTCCTCGCAGAACTCCGACGTATTCCATCGGGCCGCAATTATCAATTCGTGCTGGTTGCGCCAAACGCGGCCCAACCCGACATGCCCCTTGTCCCACACCAACGCCTTGCAGAAATCGAACCGCCCGTACATTTCCGGGTAAAACACGGGGTAGCTTTCGTGATTGCAAAACGTGATGCAATGTCCCGTTGGCTTAATGGCTGGCGTTGTTGCGTCCATGAACGCGGACCAGAATGTCTGCAATATGCTCGTGTCGCCCCACTTCCTTTGCCAGTTGACGCGACTTTGGTAGTGTGCGGCTGGCATGAAAAACGGCGGATCGGTCAGAACGCAATCAACGGAGTGTTTCCGAATGGTCGGCATGATGTCGCGCCAATCCCCGTGATAGATGGCGATGCCGTCTTGCTCGAAAAATGCAGAACAAACGGATGAACACGGAGCGGCTAACGCCGTTTCCGTTCCACCGTTCGCTGTGTTGGTTGCGTCTGTCGTCATGCGTCATCAACTCCGTTGGTCCGCCGCCCGGTTATCCTTGACCGTTGTGCGTATCGAACTCCAGCGGCAAGCGCCCCTGCCGCAGTTCCTTCTCCAGCCGTTCCCGCGCTATCTCGAAGTAGCGGGCGTCCTTCTCAATCCCGATGAACTTGCGCCCCGTGCGGATGCAGGCGATCCCAGTAGTGCCGGAGCCCATGAACGGGTCGCATACCGTCCCCTTCGTCTTGTTCACAAGGCGCTGAATCAGCCGTATTGGTTTCTGGCACGGGTGGTTCAGGAACGTGTCGCCGTTCAACGTGGCGTTCATTTCCGAGTCAATCACGGCATGACGGAACACCAGTCCGGTCGTGCCGCCGCGCAGTTCATAGACCTCCTCGTATTGTTCGGCGTTTTTGCCGATGTTCCTGTTTGCCTTGCTCCACACATGCCGAGCAGTCCACTCCAATGGGAACAGCCCACCAGACCAACACCAGAAGCCATGCTTGGCAGTCAGGTCGCCCAGCGCGGCAAGGTCGGAATATTCCCATGCGTAGTCGTCATATCCCTTGTACGGCGGATCAGTGACAACGACATCGCACTCAATCGGCAGCACGTCCCGGCAGTCACAGTGGATGATCGTCACAGAGTCGGAAAGACGCACAACAATCGGCTTCACCTTACATGTCCTCCGCTTCGCTCCGGCCATGAAGGTGAGCCGGAGCGTTCAGAGGACGGCTTACAGCCGCCTCTGAACTCATCGTTGGCAGTACCAAAGTCGAACCGTCCCTGCGCGTGCCATCGCTCAAGGCGTTTGCAGGCCACCTCGACCCACCGTTCGTCAATCTCTATGCCTATCGCCTTGCGCCCGGTCTCAATCGCGGCAATCAGCGTCGTTCCGCTCCCGGCGTAGGGGTCAATCACGGTCGAGCCCTTCACCCGTTCCATGAGCCTCTGCACCAGCGCAAGCGGCTTCTGTGTCGGATGTGGTGTCAGCTCTCCCTTACACGCGGCAAAGTTTGGCATGATCGCCGCCACGCGGAACACCTCGCATTTTGCCCCGCATCCGTAGGACAGAATACGCTCGTACTGGTGGCCAGCCACATTGCCCGTTACGCTTCGCGGATGGATCGGAACAGACTTGTGCCAGACGTGGACGGCATCCGGCTCTCCACACGGAAAGTCTGCAATGCATGGCCAGAACAACAAGGCCGGAGTGGAAGGGATCAATCGGCGCAACATGGGCCACACGGAATCAGCCGGAAAGAGGTCTTCTCGTCCAGGGTACGGCGGATCGGACACCACGGCATCGGCCTTGCCGTTCCACTCCCTGCAGTCGCCGTGCCACAGCGTCACGTTCTCGTTTTCGTATGCAATCTTCATGCGTCCTCCGAAGAACTGCCAACCAAGTGTTCGACAGGACGCGGAATACCGCGCCTGTCAACTCAATCGTTGCCAATCCAGCAGTCCCAACAAATATCAACCCCACAGACGACGCACGCTCCATCGACACCGATCTTTACGGCCCCGCCGCATTGTACGCATTGCCCTTTCTTCGCGTTCATGTCTCGCCCCCTTTCCCCTATATGCTGATTGACGTTCCCGCGCATTCGGATGGACGACGGCGGGCGGCCCCGAAACAAGGCCCCTCGTCCGGGTGCAAGAGCCGGAGGCCCCGCCGCCGCCGCGCCGCGTCCAAAGTTGTCCCGCTCCCAGCAAACGGATCTAACACGGTCCCGCCTTCATCCACCAGTTTCAAGATCGGTGTGTATGCAACCGGCTGGCCCCACTTGTGCAAGCATTGGCTTTTGGCCCACGCCTTCGGGCTGCGCTTCAAATCGTCATCGACAATCCCGCGTTTCTGCCACCTCCCTTTCCGAAACCACAGCACGGGCTTGAAATTCACCTTTACGCCAAATCCGTGCATGATCGGATTGATGCCGCCCGCGTTCGGTTGGATGCAAAGCCAATGGTACGTCAAATGCCGCCGCAGTGCGTCTATCACTCGCGGCACTTGGTAGTGGCCGCAATACGTAAACAGGCTTGCACCGTCTTTCATCGCTGGCGGGGCAAAATCGGCCAGCAGATCCCACACGTGATCGAACTCCTTTGGATATGGCGGATCGGTCAACACAAGATCGACGGGTTCCAACAGAGGCAAGATGTCGCGACAGTCGCCGTGGTACAACGTCACATCATCATCTGCGAAATACGGATCAGGCAGATAACAATGCGATGAACACCGAGCCACTACCGTCTCGGCGGTTCCGGCGTCTTTCGCGTTGTCGGCGTCAATCGTCATTCAACGTCTTTCCTGTTGGCCCGTGGCCGGGTTATCCTGGGCGTTAGGCGGAATCACGCGAGAACCTATTGCCGCGCTCAGGGTCTTCAAAATCGCCACCATCCCGCCAATTGTCATAGGCTCTATCGCCGGAATCGCGGTCATCGTCGTATCGCCTGCATCCATCATAATCACCGTTTCGCCACGCCTCACTCCTGTCTTCTGGCGACCATTCTCGGTAAGGATCTCTGCTTAGCAGTTTGGCTTTGTCGCTCATTTCTGGCTCCTGCGTTACCCTTGTCGTTATCCCGGCCCCGCGCCACACAGGGCCGGGTGTGCTATGGGTCTCTCATGGACGCTGTGTTAATCCGGCATTCGGCTCTCCTTTCGTGTCAGGTTTTTAGCGACAGTCATGATTGCTCCGTTATATGCCGATCGATGTTCCTGCATTTGATGTAAAATCAGAGTAATGGTCCCCTTCTGGGCATAGATGTCTTATCCATACCATTGACCAGCCCGACTCCTTTCGAAAGGCACAAGCGAGACGCTTCGCTGTTTGTTTCTCAGGAGTTTGTAATACTCGCCGTGGCGGTCCCCATAGCGACCGTCTTCCCCATACGACCCACATTTTGCATCACTCCTTTTGCGGCCCGCCGGTGCTGCCTGCGCTCAGCGATCCGGCGCGGGTTTCAACTGCGGGCCATTCGAGCGCATCGACCTCGTCTACAACTGCCTGCGCCCACTCCGCGAGCCTTGCTGCGTCATGCTGAAACTCAACATCAGCCGACGTGTGTGCTCGCACCATCGCCTCCACCCGCTCACGGCGGATTCGGGAGTTGACTCCGTTCCAAAAATGGGCTGCCATTTCATTCATACATTGCGGACAACGTAATCGCGGTTCGTGTACACCATCGAGTAAAACTTTTTCGGGCGTACCCCCGCACTTCCCGCACTTGACGCACTTCATGATTCAGCCTCTATGCCATCTTGGGATGTTTGTTCTGGTGACCCAAGTCGCCTCGGTGGGGTTGCCCCGAAATGTGCGATCTTCGTTCCCTGCGGATCGGTAATGATTACGCCCCAGATATGCTGCGGGAAGTAGTCGCGCACGAACTGGTACATGGCGTACGCGGCCTCCTCGTATGATTTGCATTGTGCCTGATACTTTTCTGCACAACCTTTTCGTGGGGCGATGACCAAGTAGTTCCTCTGTTCCTCCCTGCTGCCGTGTGTACCGTACCAGCCGAGGCCAAACCAATTCCAGAGGCAACCACCGATATTCATAGTTTCAGCTTCAGATTTGTCGGCGGCTTACCCGCCCGCCGGTACTCCCTGACATCCAGGTCCATGCGCAGCTCGGCCAGCACGCTATTCTCGTTTCCTCTGTACATGGGCTCCGGCATGGCTTCCAGTTCTTGCCACAGCCGGATTTTTCAGCTCCGCCAGATAGGACGTGTGGCGTTCGAGGCGCTTCACACCCTCAGCCGGAGTTCCGGCGGTTCTATCGTTTCCGTTACCTTTGCTTGTCGGCATGAAAGTTCCTGTAGTTCGTACACGTCGTTGAGTGTCATCGGTCCGGACCAGGGGGGCACCTCAAGAGGCATGGCCTGTGGTCCGACTTTCACATCATGCGGATCGCCGGGCCACGCTTCGGCGTACTGTAGGAGGATCCACAATCGGTCGGCTGTCAGCCAGCCTTCGAGTGTCTGCTCCTCTTCGCGACGCTCCAGATAATGCTGTATCCACCAGGGATCGAAGTCTCCGCCTTGGCATGAGCATTCGACGGCCAGCAGGGTGATCAGCGCCAGATGGCCCTCGATGTCCTTTTTCCGGCCTTCGGGGAGGACCATCATCGGCAGGTGGAACGCCCCGTGTCCTTCGCAGAAGTCACAAGCGGGCAGCGGCTGCCGTCCCTGCTTGGTCTTGGCTAGGGCGTGTGCGCGTGCTTTCTCCAGGCTGCTCAGGAAGTCGCTGCGCTTGAAGTGGCGGGCCAGCCATTCTAGGGCGGCTGTCGTTACCTCGTCCTCCACGTCGCGGGCCAGCAGTCCCCACGCCTTATCCCTGAACTGCTCGGGCAGGCTATCCAGTTCGACATTCCTCCAGCGGAGGGCCTCTGCGAGGCGGCGGATGAACTCAGGTTCGATCATTGCGCACCGTCAGGTCTATTCCCGGTTCCTTCTTCCCCACGGTCTTGATATGGCGTGGTGGCGGGCTCGTGTACCCGCTGCGCTGGTTCTGTGCCTCGTGAATGCCCAGCAGGCACTGTTCGTCATCCGACTTGTAGCCATCGCGGGCGAGTTGCTGGTATGTCTGGCGAAACCGCTTTTCCAGGGCGATCAGTGCGGCATTCGGTGTCTGGCAGAACTGCGGCCAGCTTCCGATGGACTTGATGGTTGCGGCAATCAGCGGATCGTCGAATTGTACCGACTGGTAGAGTCCGACTTGCCGAACCGCCAGTTGTGCGGTGTTCCAGGCCATGAGCGAACGGTCCTCGACCGGCCCTTCGATCAGTCGAATCAGGTCGATGGGTTTAGGCATGAACTGCCCGCCCTCGCTTTTCGGCCAGCACCTGATCGCCTGGAGCACATCCGGGGTCTTACGGTCACACAGGCAATCCCAATAGACTTCGAGCAGCGGCTTGTTGATCTCTTTCCCATAAACCAAGCCCAGGGTTTCTATTGCGTTGCCAAATGCTTGTTTATCCGTCGGCTGCATCTTGCACCTCAATATCGCTGGACCATTCGTTGACTGCTTTTCGGTTGCGGATAATTTGCTGTTCTGCCTTGGTTGGCGGGCGTCCGCCGCTTTCTTCGTGGGTCCAATAGTTCTTGCTGATGAAGTTGCAGAGTTCGGGGGCCGAGCCGTCCAGATATTTCTGTGTTCGTGCGAAATTCTTGATTCGGTCTTTCATTATTGATAATTGTGTATCAAGACCGCGTTTTTTCCAGTGCGCGTACGCTCGGGCCTTTTCCCCCATTCTGTACCAGCCGCCATCTTTGCAGTATTCCCACCACTCCGCGAATTCCGCGCTATAGCTCATAACTTTTTGCTTTGCGCGTATCTTCTTTTTTTTCATGCCTTTAGGTAAACCGTTACTCTTCTCTGTATCTCCGGAGAGTGTTAAAGAAAGAGAGGGCTCCGGAGAAGAAACAGGCCGGTTCTCGTCCTCGGAACCGGCGAGCGCGGAACGCGCCTCTTCTCTGTCTCCGGAGGGGAGGGGAGAGGAGAGGAGAGGGGCATTGCACTGAGCATTGCTAGTAGCATCCTTAGAGCATGCTAAGGGTATGCTACCCGCATTATCATCTGTCGGGCTTGGTTTATTCCGCTTTTCCCACCTTGCGGCAGCCGCGATCTGTGCCCGCTTCTTGCGCATCGGCGCACGTATTGCCCACGGCTGCTCTTCCGCCCAGTCGTGGACGTGGAACCCGCCGTCGATTTGATCCAGCAGCCCTATTTGCAGCAGCGTGTCCACGAACACTCCTGGTTCTCCGCTCCATTCGGCGAATTCTTCAATTTCCTGTGCCGTCGTGTTCTCATGAGTTCCCAGGGGGCGCTGTTCCGCCGTGTATCCCCATAAATCCAAAAGCGCAAGTACCGCGTCTGAGCCTAAGCTATGTCGAAGTCGGCGGATCTTCCGGTTGCGCAGAAAGCCGACACGAACGCGGAAATCGTCATTCACCTGCCGCCTCTTGCTCGGCATTGTGTTTCGCCAGGTTCTGCTCACGAATCCGCTGTCTACGCTTCCGGCTGGCGTTGTCCAGACACTCCTTACACCAGTGCTGGTAAGTATCGGGGGAACACCAGTTTCGGTAAAAATTGCCGACAGGTAAGTCGCGGGAGCACTTGGGGCAGTGTTTTACATTCATGCCAATACAATAACAATTCCATGCCCATATATCAAGCCCGGCCCAGCGGAAAGGCGATCAAACAACAGTCAAGCAAAAAGCCCCGCTCGTCAACGGGGCTTCAGGCTGAACTGGTAGTCGATCAGGCTACCCGGATAGATTCACAGCCCTTCAGTTCGCCACCTTGCCTCGGGCATCCCACCCGTCCAGTGCTTCACGAGCAGCCTCTTCTTCGGCCTTCTCCAGTCCCTCATAGTCTCCAACCGATACAATGGCCGCTACAGGCCGACCGTGACGGGTAATCAGCCATCGCCCTTCCGTGCGGTCGACATGATCCAAAACCTCAGCCAGCCTATACCGCAGCTCCCCTACAGGCATCCGTCCCATCACAGATCCTCCACCTCAAGCGTCAGCTTCATCCGACAGCGCCGGGCAGGTACCTCCCCAAGATCCTCGACCATCGACCGATGCGACTTGTACAGCACACCCGCCAGCAGATTCGACAGGACGGTCGCCGGGTCGTTCCGCGTGTTCGCCACGGCAATCCGCGTCAATTCAGAATGACTCTCATTCAACGGCGCCCAGCCGATGCTACTGCGTACAATCTTCACGCTTCCTCCTCCGCCTTCCGCCGCTTCCGCGCGGCCCCGCTTACCTCGTTCTGGCAGTCCTTGCACCAGCTTTGATAACCATCCTGAACACCACGATGGCGCCAAAACCACTGCCACGCCTCCCCCAGCTTACAGGTGAAGCCACAACGTGAACAAACCTTCAACGGCTGTAACTGAAGCTCCGGGTAGTTCATTCGATCTCCCCATCCCCTTCCAATCGCTTCACCTCCACCATCTGTGCCTCAATCAACTCATCAAACATCGAAGGATCACGCGCCATAAGTTCATGTATCTCCGTTGGCTTACCCTGCAAAAGCTGAGCCTTCTCAACCGTCTCACTAACCACCCGCGCAAGATCACGTAAAGCAGAAGGCTTCATCTGTGGCTGATGCTCAAGATTCAACCGCTCAAGCTGATCAACCAATACCCGCACACCCAAACCCGCCGCCTTCTCCAACTCCGATACAATCCCCAATACATCCGTCGGCAACAAAGACTCAGACTGAATCTCCTGCAACGCCGGATCCTTCAAAAGATCATTCCGAAGCTTCCGCGCCGTGTCCAACGGTATCTCCAACAACTCCGCCAATGCCTTCACACGCAACTGTGGATCACGTACCAATGCCAAACGCGCCTGATAAACCTGATCATCAGTCAACGACCGTACACCACGCAAAGGCCGCGAAGACCCAATATCCAAC